GGCGGTGCTGTTTCTTGGACACATACGCAGGATTCTATCAACGGGCAGTTTGTAACGTCAAATACCGCAAGATTTACGCTTACACTGGTTACAATGACTACCGCTACAGTTCCAGTCATCGTTCACAATTCCACCAATACAACGCCGTCAGTAACATCAAGCATATTGATAACAACAGCATCGGCTACATATGCGGTGGATGGTGTGGGTGCTATTGCGTTTGTAGCAACATTGTATGGTAGCACTGGTGTAGGCGGTAATCCTACGTTAAATGGTGGGTTAGGTGCTATACCATTGACCATGGCTCCTATAAGACTAAGAGCAAGCGGGCTTGCGCCTGCTTTAGGACTTGCGTCTGGTCAATTAACAGGCACATTTGAGTTTGACGGTACTAGCCTATATTTTGTGTCGGGAACAACCAGACACACTATTTCATGGACATAAGGCGGTGAACTGATGGCATATATAGACTATGAATATTTTGAAACATATACAACAACCGCAATTGATGAATCAGAATTTACCGTATTGGCTGAGCGTGCGAGTGATGTTATAGACATGCTAACCATGCAAAAAATACCGGCTTATGGGTTTTCCAGTTATTCAGAAGCCACACAAGCAGCCATTAAAAAAGCTACAGCCGCCGAAGTTGACACTTTATATGCACAAGGCAGTTTAAGCGCTCTTGTAGGCAACGCTGATACCGGAGCGTCCAGCTTTTCAATTGGGAAGTTTAGCATGAGCAATAGCAGCTCTTCCGGTACTACTACAAGTTTAAAAACCGTCAACGGAATACCTGTATCCCCTCTTATCAACGGGTATTTGCTAATGACAGGGTTATTATATTGCGGTTTGGGGTGCTAAATTATGAAGCCTATTCCTAAAAAATTGCTGATCCATACTGTAATTCACAAAACCGGTAAATCCGTTGATGAATGGGAAAACCCTACATGGGCAACCAGTACCACAATTTCGCATGTTCGAGTTGAGTCAACAAGAAAGCTTGTCTTAAACAAAACAAATCAGGAAGTGCAGTTATCTTTGTTGCTGTTTCATGATTTAAAAAACAGTTTCCCCGCTGCTGAGTCCTATGCCCTCGGTGATGCTATTACTTTTGACGGAACAGATTATACTATCACAACGATTGACAAGCTTTATAATACCAATCAACAGGCGCATCATTTGGAATTGGGGCTGATCTAATGGGTGTTAGGGTTACGCTAGATAAAGCAGCAGTAAAAGCACGGGTTGAAGCAGCTAGTAGAAAAGCAACGATAATTGTGGCTAATGAGCTTCTTAAGGATTCAAATTATTATTGCCGTGAAGATTCTGGAGAATTAAAACGGTCTGCAATTCGTGCAAGCAAACTAGAAGAAGGAAAACTGATATGGAATACTCCATATGCTAAGCGTATGTATTACATAGGGAATCCAGTCAAAGACAAGAATCGAAACGCAAGCCTTATGTGGGCGCAGAAAGCCGCTGATAATCATCGAGAAAAATATATAAAAATGGCTCAAAAAGCAGTAGAAGAAGAGGTGTAACGCGTGTACTCTGAAATTTTATCTGCAATAAAGGCGGTGGCTCTCACATATGCCTCCCCTTTTACTGCAATAGTTAACGGCACTATGCCAGAAGAAAACGGACTTGCCATATTCATTGCTTCAGGGGCAGAAACTAAAGCATTTTTTAAAGGTGGAACATATGAGATATCTATTGTGCTTAACGGTAAGCATAGTAATTTACAAACACTAATAAATACACTATCTACAATTCATATAAATTTGTCTGGTATGAATTTTATTAATACTACATCTTTTTATGGAGATTTATGGCAAATAATTAAAATAAGCACATCATCAGCACCTACTTATATTGATAAAGAAGTGTCAAGTAATCAATGGATTTATGGTTCATCATTGAGAATCGAATTTTATTATAAAGGAGCGTAACTAATATGTCAGAAATTGCATTAAACTGGGCAAATACGTTAGAAATTGATGTTACTCCAACAGGAGACAACCCAACATGGGCACAAATCCACGAAGGATTTTCAAATGTTGCAGAATCATTAAATGAGGTTTTATATCAAGCTTCATATTTGGGCGATAGTGGCTGGGGAAGTACAGAAGTCACAGGAGGTCAATATATTATTACCTTAACAGGGAAAAGAGTTTTTGGTAATACAGCACAAGATTGGATTTTTTCGGATTCCACAGTATATGAATTTGGGAACTCACGCAAAACGACATTACGTTTAACCAGGCAAAATGGAGATATAATCCAATGGGACATTACACTTGCTAACATAACAAATAGTGGCGGAGATGCAAATACAGCAGCGGATATAAGCGTTGCAATACACGGAAATGGCGCACCAACATTTATATCTGGCGGTTTACTAAGCATTCTTGCTGTCGTATCCGTTGCAGGTTCTGTTACAGGTGACACAGCTGTATATATCAATCCGCTTATAACTGCAAGTCATAGTTATAAATATCGTACTGGCACAAGCGTAGATCTACCACAATATGACGATGTACTTACAACTGGTTGGACTGCATGGGATGGATCAGATGAGATCACGGCAATTACTGGCCAAAAAATTGTAGTGGCAGAAATATTAACCGCTGATAATAAAGCAAAAAAAGCGGGAATTACTACTGTTACTACAGCATAGGAGAGATAATTAATGTATGAATTAAAAAGATCAAATGATGGGAAACTCACCGAAGAACTTAAACTTGGTGAGCTGATCCTAACAATAGAAATAGATGTTGAAAAAGTGGCTCGGGAATATCGAAGTAAGCAGCTTGAATTAATCGAAGCAAAGAAACTGACTGATATTTCTGACGATTCTCTAGATGCAAAATATGAGCAGCTCGGTAACGCTGTAATTTCAGTGTTCAATCTTATTTTTGGATATGGAAATACTGAAAAAATATTGCAATTTTATGAGAATAATTATGCCGAAATGCTCATTGAGGTAATGCCATATATTCAAAATGACCTTGTCCCAAAAATTACGCAAAAAGCTCAACAAATGAAATCAAATGTAAAATTAAGGTATAAACAAAAATGATAGCTTATAAGCTGGCTGATAATTTTGAATATGATGGAATCAATATTAAACTCTGTCTTTCTTTTGATACCGTATTACGATTTTATGATATGCAAAAAGATGATAGGCTTTCAGACGTTGAAAAACTAAATTTATCACTTGAAATGCTTGTAATGAATTACAAAGATATCAAAAACTTTAATCTTGTTGAAAAAACTAAAATATTAAAATTTATCTTTAACGATTTTATAAGCGTAAAAATAAAGCCGTCGAGTAATACCGAACGGCTTTACGACTTTTCTCAAGACAGCGGATATATTTTTTCTTCGTTTTGGATGGATTACGGTATAGATTTGCAGGCAGAGCAAGGTAAACTTGACTGGCGTAAGTTTATTGTGCTATTTCAAGGGCTTTCTGAACGCACAAAGATGCATGAAATCATAGCAATTAGGGCACGTGAAATTCCTAAACCAACTAAATACAATGCTGATGAAATTAAAGCTTTATGCGAGGCAAAAGCGTATTATGCACTTGAAATCAGCGCAGAAGAGGCTGAACATAATTTTCAGCATGGACTTAATAAAATTGGAAACAAACTTGCAAGCATGGCGAAAGGCAGGTGATATCTAAAATATGGCTGATGGTAAAGTCGAGTACGATGTCCGTGCCAATACGGACAATCTTGATAGTGAGCTTGAT